TTACTTTTATAAATAGAGATATTAATGGATGTAAAAATATTTTAAATTTATCTTATGAATGGATAAATTCAAAATCACGAGATATTGCATTTACACGAGAAAAATAACAATTGATAATGACACGCCGAAGAACAAAAGACCGATTAAGAAGAAAGCGTGAAAACCCATTATCAACATAGTTTACACCGAATGAAGAAAAAAAAATATTATAAAAAAATGAAATTTATTTTCTTTTTTTTATAATAAAAGTCGGCATTTAAAAATAGAAAAGGTGTAAGTAATACAAAAATAACAGTATTTAAAAATAATACTTAAAAAGTATCAGAATAAGTTCATAATAAGTGAGATTATATACAATGACCTTAAGCATATACCTTCATAGTCCATAATATAAATAAAACTACTGCTGGATAAGCAAGACGAAGCATTAACTTATTATTATATGATATATCTAAATCAACAAGATAATCATCAATATAATAGTCTTCTACAACTTTATTAAGTGATAAACCAATTACTAAAACTAATGCAAAACAAAAGAACTTCATAATTTCCTTCTTTTTATTTCCATATAAATCAAAGAATGATTGTGTATTTTTAATATTTTTTTCATTAAGTTCATTTAAATGTTTGAGTTGCTCATTTAATTCATTAAGTTGCGCCATATTAAGTTCTCGACTTTCTTCTTGATTTGGTTCAAAATGTTCTTTTAATGCACCTTTTTTGGGTAGCTTTGGCGGTGAACCTCCTCCATTACTACGATTGTGAATAACTGCATTTTCATTTGAACGCTGAGTGCGTTTTACTTCATTATTATTCATATGACTAATAGGAACTGAATTTTGCACAATTCCAATATCTTCAACACTTGGTTGAGTTTCATGAGGTTTAGTGTCATTATTTAAAGTATATGATGGATAAGAATCATACATCATAGAATTATCTAATGGTGCAAATGCTGACATATCATTAAGTAATGCCATTATTTATAATTTATAAATATATTATATTAAATATATTATATTAAATTAAGTAATATTATTTTATTATAATTATAGAATAAAAAAAATATTATTAATTAAATAATTTATTATTAATTTACAAAAAAATTTATAATTGATAATTGAATAAATAATAATGGAAGATGTTAATGAATTAGTAGTTAAAGAAATCCATAAACGAGAAGACAATTATTATAGAACATTATATAATATACCAATAAATATAGTTAGAGAATTCATTTTAAAACATAAATTAATTATATATGGCGGATTTGCATTAAATGAACTTTTACCTAAAAAATATAAATTTTATGGTGATGAAGGAATACCAGATTTTGATGTATATATCAAAAATGATTCTGAATCTGAAAGACATTTATATGATAATCCGGGAAATATAATAATTACTAAAGTTCAAAATTTTCTTATGAGTTTAAAGAAAAAAATTGGAACAGCACAAAAGAAAACAAAAAAAGTAACTGGATGGGATATAAACTTAAAATTATCTGCACAATTATCAGCATTAAAAGAAACAACTATTAAAATTATAATGAATGAAATAGATTTACTTGATTTATCAATTATGAGTAAATCACAATTTGAAAGAAATATGTATATGTATAATATGCATAAAAAAGATATTAGAAAAAATTTAAGTGCAGATTTCGTAATTAACCCTATTGCGTTAAAAATGGCCTTATACTATGAATTAGGTAAATTAGATTCTGCTGATAGATGGGGAAAATTATATAAACGAATGAAATTAATTGATAAACATTTTTATAATGCAGCATATTTAAATCCAAATAAATTTATATTTTTAAATGATAAAATAGATTTAAAATATAAGAAAAATAGATTAGTTATTGATTTACAACTAATGTCATTAAGAGAAGCCAAAAAGAATATGGTAATAGTTGGTGGTGGATATGATTATTTAATAAAAAATAAGCATAAATTAACAACAATATTTAATATAGAAAATTATAAAAAGACTACACCACTTATTAATTATGATATAGATTTAGATTTATTTATTTTAAAAGATGTATTTGCTGGATATACTAAACAAGTAATGAAATTTAAAATTGATTTAATTAATAAATTAAATAAATATTTAACAAATAAAAAATCTGAATATAATATTTTTATTATTGAAAAAGAAAGAGACTTATTTATTCCATTATGTATGGAAATTTATATTAGAAAAGAAGATGAAATGCATATGTTATTTCGATTTAGATATTTAGATAATGGATGTATGACTTTTAGATTTGTTAATGGTCAAAAACATATGAATTATTTCTCAAATACTCAATGGATGTATTTAAATTTAATGAATAAATATACTAATAAAGAACAGCGTCAATATTATTGGAAATTAATTTATCATATGGATAAAACAATAATGAGTATAAAAAATGTAAAGGACTTATTTAAAATTCCATGTATTGGTGAGTTTCCAGTTCCAGTTCAAGCAGAAGAAGATTTATAATATATTTTATATTTTATTTTTTATTTTTTTTTAGAATTTATTTAATTTTTTTTATAATTTATTAAAATTTTTTTTATAATTTATTAAAATTTTTTTTATAATTTATTTATATTTTTTTTATAATTTATTTATATTTTTTTTAATATCATTATATAATAATGTAGTATAATAACATAATAATAATTAATAATAATGAATAATATAATATTTGATTTAACTTGTTATTTGATATTAGTTTTCGGCATATTATCCAGAATTATTCATGACTATTTTTCAGGCAATATACCTCTTGAATCAATTACCGTTATTACATTTGTCTTTATAGTAATTGGTTTAACAGCTTATTATCAAGTATATCAACCATATTTAATATTTGGTAATTCGGAAAATTTACCTTTTAGCCGGATAAGAAAAATATTAGTAGATGGATTAACTCCAAATTATGATGATAATGATAATGAAAATAATAAAAATATTACATATATAGCTTTGCAGATAATATTAACTTTAGGTTTGCATGGGGTTGTGCAGATAATATTAACTTTAGGTTTGCTTTTATTGGTAAGTGGAATTGCTTTAATTATATATTATAATTTATATAAGATTGTTTATATTGGTGAATTATTAATATCTCAAATAGTATATTTCATAGTGTATTTTATATTAATGATATATAGTATAACTATGAAATTAATAGAATTAGGTTATGATATAGTAGGAGAAATAACATCTAATAATATTTTTAAAAAATATATGATATTAGATGGAAAAGCTGATTTATCAGCTAAAGATCATTTGGCAAGTGGATTAAAAGGGGGACTTATTTCTGCTTTAATATCAATAGTTATGTTTACTGTTAAAATTATATATATATTTATATTTATGATGACTATTGGTATATTTATATTATTGTGGTATTTAATTAAAAAAGGGATATTTAATATTATTAAAGTAGTTATTATTTTATTAATGAATTGTATCGCATTATTATATCAAGTAGTAGTATTAACATGTATAAATTTATTGAATATTGTTAAAATATTTAATGGTTCTAATATAGATGTAAATAATGATATATCACAATCTATATTAGAATGGATTGACGGTCATAAAATATTAGATACTATTACAAATTACTTATTCCAAATGAATATGTTGGATGGAGAAGACTCATTAATATCAAATAATAGTATTTTAAAAAGAACGAAACAAGCAGCATATTTAAAAAGTTTAAACTTTTTAAGTGAAGTATATATAGATGGAATAGAATCATTGCCAACAACATTCTATAAAAGTTATATATCTGAAATAATAATAAATAATAATTTAGCTCAATTATTAACAAAATATAGTGATAACACTAAATTTAATCAATTTGAATTAGTAATAATGTTATTATATGTTTCAATAGGTAGTTTTGCATATATGTATCTATTTTTATTTGTATATAATAAATATAAGGATATAATAGAGAAAACATTAGAATTAGATGATGATTATAGTAATACAAATAAAAAGAATTTTATATTAATAATATACATAATTATATATATTAAAATGTATATGTTGAGATATATGTTTTTAGATTATTTATCAAAGTTCTTTAAATAATTTAGGATTTTGTAAATATAATATAAAAGTCACTATAACTAACACAAAAACAGAAAAACTAAAGATTATTACACGACCCCAAAAATCATCTATAGATACAACACCATATAACATTAATAAAAACAATAATATATTTACTAATAATGTATAGATAATAAATGAATAATTTAATTCATTGTAATATAATAATTTTTCTTTATATATTTTTTTTGGAATATATTTTTCTGTCTGTTTTTTACAATATTTCATTAAAAGAAATATATATCTTGATATTCCATATAACAAACTAAATAAGAATAAATATATACCTAACTCTTTTAATTTTTCATATCCATCTATATATCCATCTATAGTATGTGCTACAAATATATTATATAATTTACTAAGAAGAAATAGAGATACTATTAATATATTTAATATATATAGTGATATTAAATAGGAATTTATATTATTTTTAATTAAATCAATATAATTATCTATATTTTTCTTATCTTCACTACGTGGGCTTATTACATCATATCTTATAATAGCATCTTCAAATTTATTGTTATATAATATATTAAAATTAAAATAATAAGTTATAAAGATATATAATAATAAAATAAGATAGATAATATAGTATAATGATTCTATTTGATTATATTTATGAGAATTTATAGTTGATTTAGAATTATTATCAAAAGTTTTTAAAAGTGAAAAGAAAGATTCAGCATATGGATATATATATTGTTGTAGAAACATTTTTGTTAAAAATTTCTTTATTATTATTAATAATATAATATAATAATATAATAATATAAATAAATAAGTTAATAAAATATGGGCGATAATTTATTAAGAGCAGCTCCTAAAATTCCTGGTATGACAACTAATACGGAATTAGCAGCAAGTATAAAACAACCTTTAGTTGGTCAAAAACTACCAAAACCAATGAATGGAGTTAAAGACCGATTTGGTGAGCCAAATGTCAAATTAGAACCATCTTTAAAACGACCACAAAATGGGATAATACCAAAAGTTGGAAATGTAAAAGAAAAAGTATCAGATTATGTCGAGAAAAATAAAGATAAAATATATATATTAATGTTTATAGTCTTAAAAGCTACATCTATATTAATGACATATTTATCATTATATGTAACTACTAATTATATGAGCAATGTATATGTCAATGATACAATTATAGAAGGTAGAGAAGCACCAGCATTAACAACATATGCAGTTTTATTTACAATTCTGAACATATTTACAAATAGTATATCATTAGTATTAACTATGGTAATGACATATATTCTTGATATTGAAATAGATATAATAAATTTGATATTAGAAATTATGGGATATATATTAGTTCTTGGTATATTAGCTTATATTTTATGCTTTGTTATGGAAAATCGCAAATATTTCTTATATGAAGATGATGGTATGCGTGCATTCCGTGCATTACAAACAATTATTTTATATCAAGGTATAGTTGTTGTATTAATACCATATAGTAAAATTTTAAATATTCAAATATAAAAGTTATTTACTTATATAAGTAAATATATAATTTTTTTTAATAAATATATATAATATAATAATAATATATATAATTAATAAGTAATTATTTAATAATAATTTTAAATTTAATAATTAAATTATAAATACTAAAATGTTTGGATTTCCGCCTGGATTTAACCAGCAATCAAGACAAGGACAAAGACAAGGACAAGAACTAAGCCAACAACAACTACAACAACAACAACAACAAGAAGAATACAATAAAAATGCAGATTCAGAATACTCTCGTATGAAAGATGGTTTTGATAAATATACCGAAATAAGAAAAGATTTATCTTCAAATCAAGTATTAACATCTGAGAAAAAAAAAAGTTTTGAAGAAACAGAAAATAAGATTAATTCTGAAATGAATTTAATTAATAAAGAACAAAATCGTATGAAAAAAAATGATTTAATAATGCGATTAGGTTCTATTATCCAAAATTTTATATCAGATATTAAAAGAGAAGAAAGACAATGGAAATTAGTAGAAAAGAAAAAGAAATTTGACAGATTTTTTTTAGGGTCTAAGAGAGGTATGAATTTTGAAGATATTGCATATAAATTTTTTGGTATTATCATCAGTATTTTTGCAATTAAATTAGGAACATCTCGGATGAATGCTAAATATATTGAAAATGTTGTTGCTCAAGATATTGAACCGCCAAGTATGATTAATTCATTAGGATTAATTATATCTATGGATATTATCTTTAATATTTGTTTCTTAGTTGTTATTAATATTATAGGACAACGTAATAAGACTATAGGAGATATGTTTAATCAAAATTATAGTAAATTTATTGCAGATTATATAGGATATTTAATTAGCTTTACTGTAATAAGTGGAATTATAGCATATCAATTTTCAAATAAAAAATATTTCAGATATAGAGAAGATGGAACAAGAGGAATTAGAGCATTAGATGAAATATTAATTTATATTTCAATATTTCTTCATTTAATACCATTTTATACTATAGTTAATTTATTTGCAGATACAAGTGAAGCAGGTGCTATTAAAAACGAAATAGAAAAATTATTAGATTGTGATAAGAAATTTTTAGAAAAAAAAAATGAAATTTCTAATATAACAGGAAATATATCATCAATCATATATCAAAGTAAGGATAACATGAAAGAACTTATTAGTAAACTTAAATTAAAAATATCTAAAGAAGATTTAGAAACAAGTAAAAATGAATTAAGAATTCAAATTGTAGCAATCGAAAGAAAAAACATAGAGATTAAGAACTATTTAACAGATATAACAAATTATCAAAAATCATATAAGATTAGTGAAGCAATTTCATTATATAATAACATGAGTAAAGAACATGATCTCGACGCCTTAAATGGGTATAGTATTCAAGTACCAAATATTTATACTCTCAAAACATCTCCCCGAGAACTTGGAGAACATTTATTTAAAAAACATTTATATACTGAGGATAATATCACAAAAGAACTTGATAACTATTTAAAAAATGCGAGTGGGGGGACAGTTGATGAAAAAACTAGAAAGGATATTGCAAAAAAGATAATAAGTGACACATTCGAATATATAAAAAACCAAATTACAAAAAAAAAACGAGAATATGAACAACTTGAAAAAGAATTAACTAAACAGAAAACAATATTAAATCATAAAACTACTAATGTATATGAAAGTAAAACACAAAAAAATAACCCAAGAAAGCAGTTAATACCACCGTTGTTATATTCTTTACCAACTAGACAAAATGGTGGTTCTTTAAATGGTGGTTCTTTAAATGGTGGTTCTTTAAATATTAGTCAAGAAGATAGATACATAACAACAGATATGTTAATAGTTGAAATAGATAACCAATTTAAGGGATTAACTAAAAATATAGAAGATAGTATTCGTACTATTAATATAATATTAAATAAAGATTAATAGTAATTTTTAATTATTTTTAATTATTTTTAATTTATTTTTATTATAAAAAATAATAAATTTTTATTTAATAATAAGTAATAAATATTATACTTTTCTATTTAAAATTGGAAAAGGTGTAATAATAATGTAAAATGAGTGATATAAAAATAACAGATTTACTTTTTAATAATAATATATCAGATGATTTAATTGATACATATAAAAATATTAACAACGCAACTAAAGTTAGCGAATTACAAAAATATTATCCTAATTATATTTCATTTGAATATTCTAATTACAATAATGAAGATAATAATAAAATGCAATTATTATATGAAGAAAATGATTTCAGCTATTATAATTATTTTATGATTGATAATAGTAGTTATTATACTTCAATAATATGGTATTATTTACAAATAATAATTAAATATATATTAGCTGCACTAATATTTTACTTGTTTATAAAAATAATAAGAAAAGTTTTTAGTAAATTAGAAACATATTTTGATTTTAGTAATTATAAATTAAAGTTATTAGATGCGAATAAAGACAAAAACTCTGTATTAAGAAAAATAGTAGCTTATGTAATTTTAATAATTATATTATCTTATGCAACATATTTCTTGATATTCTAGAAAGTCTCTGTTTCTAGCTCATTTCTTTATATATTATATTTAATAATTGTGAATAAGTATTATATTCAAAATCTTCTAAATATTTGAAATTAAATAATATACTTTTATTCAAATATTTACTTTTATTAGATATAAGATAGAATTGTTTATTTTTGTAATATAATAATAGGAAATTATATGACTTATTATTATAAAATTTGAGTTGAGTTCCAATAAATGGGTTATCGCTTTTATCAAATACAATTGTATTAATTTTAAGTAATGCTGATAATAATTCAATAATATAATATGAAGACATTTCGAAGTCATATTTATCATATTGTATATATGATGAATATTTTTCTATAAATACCATAATTTCTTCATAATTTTTTTTTGCGATTGCATTAATGTTTAATTTATTGGTTTTAACATTATTATAAAAGATTTCATCATTATCAACTATATATTGTATATATTCTTTCTTTTCATCATTATTCATATTTTGTAATTTATGAGCTATATAATGAATTGAATAATAATTTAAAAATTCTTTTCTCTTAGTTAGTTTTTCATTATTTAATAATATATACAAGACATCAAATAATAGTCCTATATTATTATTAAAATCAACATAATAAAAGTATTTCATTAAATTTTTTACTTTTTTAATTTCATATAATTCATTAGTGCTGTCCAAACCAAGTTTATTAAATTTAGTTATCTCAGATTTAGTTAATGTATCAGGGTCTTTATTTGATAATAAATATAAGTATAATTTATCAACTGAATACCAATTTTCATGATTATTTTGTTTAAAATATAAATCTTTATCAATATATATGGTATTATCGTCAGAACTGGTATAATAGAACTTATATAAATTTTTAATTTCATTAATTTTTTTATCAAATGTATTATTTAAATAATCTTGATATGTAATGAATATATCATCATCTGCTATTTTAAGATTATTAGATAAGTAATTAAGTAAATAATTCATATCTTTCAAAAGAATATCAGTTGATATAATATTAATAATATTTTCATAATATTGATTAATAGTTTTTTTTTTAACATTAATAATATTTTGACTGATTAATAGAATAATATTTTTATACAATGCTGGATTATTATAGATAACATTATTAATGATTTCTTTAATTAGCTCTTTCTTTTTATTATATGAATATGGATTAATTGGGTGTTTAATATAAAATAATTCTTTATCATATTTAACTTTATTAATAATTGCAATTAATATCTTATATAATATTTGATTATAGATAAATAAATATTGAACATTATTGAAATGTGATAAGAAAGATTTATTGTATGTTAATAGTAAGTTTTTATTAATATTATTGAAATATTGTAATATATTTGATTTAATATTAATTGGTATATATATATCTTTACTAAAATATAATAATGATATTTGTTTGTAATCCTTAATCATCATATTACGAATATCTGTTGTTGGTAATTTCTTACCATTGTCGTCATATTGATATTTTGGCCTTTTATTTATGGATATATCAGTAAAAAACTCATGAATATATGAAATATTGGAATCTTTTTTATACAAATGTGTATATTTATCTAAATCATAATTATAAATAATTTTGTAGTTATTATAAGCATTATTACCAGTTAAATTTTCAATGTTTAACATTATATTTATAAATATAGTTACTAAATCTTTGGTTAATTTTGGTTTAAGTTTAAAAATTTCATCTTTATATACATAAGTTATTTCTTTATATATAGATTCATGTATATAATTAGGGGGTATTAAAAATGTATCATTCATTAATGGTATAAAAATATCATTTATAGTAATAAAACCTGTTAATTTAAAGTTATAATTGAGAACAAATTTTTTAACTTTCATTTGCTGTGATGCAGATAAATATAAGAATATTTTATATGCTTGATTAAAATATTTGATATTATTTGAAACATTAACATTTTTATATATAGAGATTATATTATTAAATTTAGACATAAAGTTTTGAGTATTATGATAATAAAATACCTTATATACTTGTTTAAATGTTTTCTTTTCAATTTTTCTAATAACTATTGGTGTATAATTATTATTTATGTTTGTTATACAAATAAAATTAGAAATATGATTAATATTCAATATAGAAGAATATTTAGGTATATATATAAATGAAGAATAATGATTCATATTTTTTTTATTTAATGAAAGACTATTAAATATAATAATATTATATTTATGTATATTTAGCCATGAAGAAAATTTAGTTGTAAATAAGTCATATATATCATCTAAATCTTTAAATATAGTATCATCATTTAAATATTTTAAGAAATTTTTAAATGAGTTGTAATATAATGCATTAAGTTTAAGTTGGTCAATAGTGTCTGTAGATGCATTTTTATAGAATGTTTTATATTTTTCAATAGTAGTTAATTTAACCATTTTTTCATGAAATTTAACTAAATTAAATTTTTCTAAATATATTGGATGTATAGAATTCCATTGTGAGAAGTTCTTAATATATATAAGTATTTTTTGTAAATTGTTGGTATTATCTAAATCTGTAAAATCAGGAACTTCTAAAGGATTATGAAATTTTTTAAGTGAATTACCTTCATTTAATAGCATATAATCATATGGGCTCATATTTAATTTTACTGCTTTAAAGAATTCTGATAATGTTGTTATTTTAGGATTATTTAATAAATATAATAAAGCACTAATTACTTTATTATTATCTTGAATAATACCATATCTACTAAGAACATAATTTTCACTTTGATGATAGTTTAAAAATTCGGTGATAGATGTATGTAATGCCCCATAAGTATTAGGTATTAAATCAATCATACTTGTTTTAGTATGCATATAATTTTTAGATTTAATATCTTCATCATTATTAGTATTAGTTGTTTTAGCATTATTAATTTTTTGTTTATTAATTTTAACTATTTTACCTTCTTTATTAGTTTTAAAAAATAGTTCATCTTCTTTTAATGGTATATAGCGTTTTTTACGACAACAAGGTATTTTACTACCTTGAACAAAGGCTGGATATCTATTATATCGGTTAGTTATTTTTTTGCCATCTTTAGATACATCTGCATAATATGGTGGTAATTGAAAATCAACAGGTTGTTCTCCGGATTTTTTAATTCCGGGGATAACAGGGCAAGATTTATTTTTTTCAAATTCACTTCTTGTAATTGATACACGAGATATAGGGCACCATAAGTTGGGACAGAAATAAGTATATTTTTTAATAGTTTTATCAGTAGAGCCGGTTTTAATAAAGTCAGTATAAGAACCGGGATGATGTTTATTAATATATCTGCGTTCTTTATCTGTTATAATAACAGGTTTTCTACAATCAATAGAAGAGCATTTTTTAGAGAAATTAATATCTTTATTAAAGAATGATTTATCGAATTCTTTATATTGACTATAAATCATATATTTTTTTATATTTTTATATGCGTCTTTGCATTTTTTAACTTTACCATTTTTATCAAATAATTCCTTTTGATGTTTTTGTGGAATAAATTTTTCTTTTTTTGTTGGTTTATCAAAATTTTTATTTGATGATAAAAATTTTTCAATATATAATGTATCAAATAATGTATCATCAAATATATATTCAATAGTATCTAAATCAATATATTTAATAGCATTTTGTTCGTCATTATTATTTTGTTTGTCATTATTATTATTTTGTTTGTCATTAATAATAGACGAATTATTAAAAGTATTTTTCTTATCATTATTTATATCATCATTATTATGTATATCAGCATTGGTATTATTAAAATTATTAAGTAAATTTAAATTATTATTATTATTTGTATTTAAAACCATACTATTATTAGTATTTGTATTATTTGAGTTATTATGATATGATTTATTGTTATTTTGTAAATTATTATTATTATTAAGTTCAACATTATTTATTAATTCAATTTTGTCATCATATTTATAAATTGGCAAATTTTTTATTTGATTTGATTCATCAATATTGTATAATGTATTAGTATTGATATATCGTAGGAAAATATTATAATCATATTGTGTATATAGTAAAGATATATTATTTTTTAATATTTTTGATAATTCTTGATTATATTGCAAATTGATAAGATTGCTAATTAATAGTATAAATTTATTAATAATAAATATATTATTGAATTTATTGATATTATTATATTGTATTCTTAAGAAACTATTATTATGAATAAATAGTAAAATATTATTAGGCATATTATGAGGGCTATAATATACTATTTTATTATCATTATCTAATCTAACAATACTATGTTTTTCAAGAATTTTATAGTCAATATTGAATAGTTCATTAATATATTTCTTTAATTTATCGGAAAAGTTAGTAATTTTGCCGTGTTTTTTTTGATATTTAGCATATGTTTCATTAATAGCTTTAATTTCGTCATATAAATCGTAATTTTTATATTTAAAATTATAAATATTAGTTTCATTATCAGTGCTAATAGTAGATTGTTTGGATATATATTGTAACATAGGTTTTGCATAGTTAATAAGCCAATGAGGTAATATTTGGATGGAGTTGTCGAAATAATGGAATTTAGTATTGGCACTAATATTCATATTAGTGATAAAGTCATATTTTTTAAATAATATATTAGGTGTAAGTTTATAGAATGAGTAATAATTAAATAAGATTTGTTCTATTATTATTATTGCTCTATTAATAATAGAAAAACTATTAAATATTTGTTTAAGAGAAATATTGGATGTTTTATTAAGATTATATCTGATGTCATATCTTCCATTATCATAAAGTATAAAATATATAATAGTATTATGGTTATCTTGCATATTAATATAGAAAATCATATAATTATCATATTCTTTATTTTTTTTTTCTTTTTTGAATCGTGATGCTTTAATAATTTCTTTTTTAAAAAGGATATCTTTAAAATAGTTGATATTATTATTTTTAGTATATAAATGTAAGTTACCTTTATTGATTTTGTATAAATGGTTGCCTAATGATTTATATAGTTTAACAGCGATAATTTCGTTATTAGTTTCAATATTATTAAAAATTGATTCTAATGATATATTATTTTTGATAATAGGTAGAACTGTAAAATATAAATACTTGATATTAAGATTAATTAAATCACTATTTGAGATATAATCATTTAAAATATTATTAAAGTTAAGATGTGAGTAAGTATTATGTATTTGTAAATAGTGAGAATAAGTATTTTTAATGGCAATATTAGATATTTTTTTATAATAAAAATATACATCAAAGTTAGAATCAAATTGTTTTTTAGCAATATTTGGTAAATATTTTTTAATCACTCCATAATAGATTTTATTTTTATTTTTTTCTTTTCTTAATGATATTGATAAGTTATCTAATATATCATATATAGTTGTAAAATTTATAATAATAGTATTTTCAATTTGCAAATTAAATTTTTCTATTTTTTTATTAAAAATATTTTCTTCAAAATTATGGGTAATAAAGTTATCATCAAGTTCAATATCTTTATTAAATGGATTAAAATCGCAAATATATAATTTTTTATTAATATAATGTTTAAAGTCAAAATGGTCATTATATATGCAATTATATGTTGAAGAAATATTTTTGAATAATTCTATATTATATAATATGTCTTCTTCGTCGTATTGTGTTGTATTATTATTAAATATTGAAGAGTTAAATTCAATATCAGTTAATACATTTGTTCCTTGGCTATTAATAAATATTTTTTGTTTTTTATTTTCAGAAATAATACTATAATCTTCTATATTATTTGATGTTTTATTTGAAGATGTATTATTTGAAGATGTATTATTTGAATTTATAGATTTAACTGTGATATTAGATATATTAGAAGTATTGGTATTATTATTGGAGTTATTGGATGATTTTGAATTATTATTGGATGAATTTGCATTATTATTTGCTGAATTTGAATTATTATTAGATATAGTTTGTTTTTTTTGTTGTTCTTTGCCACCTCCGGTTGTAGTGCTTGAGTTATTTTGTGATATATAAGAATCAGACAATGTGTTTATTTCTTTACTTGATGATAATGAAAATTGTTGATTAGTATATTTATCAAAATGTGTTTGTATAAGATTAATAGTTAATTTAATAGCATTATCATAAGTAATAATTTTTTTATCATATTCATTAGTAGAAAATTTAAAATCGAATATTTTTTCTAATATAAAGTTATCGATAGAGTGGAATATATATTTAAATTGAGTAATAAAATCTTTAAGTTTAATAGTGATAGAAGCTTTAAATATGTGTGATAATATATAATAAATATAGTTAATATATACAATATCACTTTTCCAAATATAGAGTTCGTCTAAATATCTAATATTAATATTAGGTATATATGTTAATATTTTACTTTTAATAATATTATATGTATCTTCATAATATATATATTCTTTAATAAAGTGTATATTTATTTTTTTAAATTGTGAATAGTCAAAGAAATTATACACAGGATTTTGTTTTAATAATTTAATATCAACATCGTCATTGCCGATAAATATATATAGATTTTTTTCTTTTTTAGTATGATAGACGAGATGATAATATAAAATGTTATTATTATAATTCATTAAATAATATTATTTGTATATATATCTTATTATATTATTATTATATAATAATTATATAATTAATAAATTTTAAATTCTAAATGAAAAAATAAAATAATAAGTAAAAAAAAAAATAGTTTAATCAATTAATTAATTAATTAATTAATCAAGTAATACATTATTTGTAATCATAATACCACAATATGGTATATTTTTTTTACTATAATCAATAATCTTATATAAACCGATTTCAACAGCTTCTTTAAGCATAAATTTAAAATTAAGCCAGAATTCATCAATATGTCCTATTTGTAATGTTGCGATATGAGCTAATTCATGTATATATACATACATAAGTGTATTTTTATCTATTAATTTATTATCAGTATTTCTTAAACAAAGATACATTTGTTCTCCTTTATTGATAGTATATGAAGTATATTGTGAGTCTACAGAACTTTCAGATAATGTATTAGGATTATAATTGCGTTTTAATCTATCATATCCGTCATTGCTTGGATATTTAGTTTTCAAGTGATTTATTAATTTTAGTCCATTATAATTAGCAGTTGCAAGTAAGTTTGCTGCTTCTTGTTTATCATTAAGATTGCGAACGAGATATGTGAATTCATTATCTTTATCAGGTAATGTAGAATTTATATATACTACTTCATTATTTTGTTGTCCGATATAGAATATAACAATAATAATTATAAATATAATAATAGCATTAATCATAATAGCTATTGTTATTTATATATTTTTATTTAGATTAAATATTTATATTATAATGCTTATTATTATAATATATATATTAATTTCGTTATAAAATAGTGATTCGGATTTTCAGAAATTCTGAAAATCCTAATTTCCGTTATTAGTTTTATAACGGCTGATAAGGCCAATCGTTAAGTAGTCGAGTTGGACATATAAATATTATTGTAATATCTTAAATAAGCTTAATTTTGATGCATAAGATATATTTTTCAAAAGATATAATAGTATAGAACACAACTATATTTATTATCCATATAAAAAAAATGAATCTTATATTAAAGATAGTTTATATATATACTTATATAAGATTAAGCCTTATTTTTAATAAATGTCAGCTTATATATTTCAAGCTTTAGATTGGTGGGCAAAAGATATTAATATTTATAATGAAGATGAAGAAGATAATGATTTAGAAGACAATTATATTGACTTTGAAAATATGAAATTTGATTTACAGCATCGAAAACATATTATTAAAATTTTTGGACGCACAGAAGATGGTAAATCAATCGGGGTTTCAGTCGTAGATTTTAAACCATTTTTCTTTATAAAACTTGAAGATATAACTATTATAGAAAAAGATAATGAAGAACAACCAACTCACGCATTTATTAATTATAAAGATAAACAAAAGAAATGTAAAATTGTCAAAATTGTTGATAGAGTTCGACAAGAAATTATAACAAATCTTGACCCACAAAATCAACTTATTTATCAAGACATCATTACAGACCAAACTGGTATTGAATATCTAATTAGTAAAGATATGTGGGGATTTAATGGACGAAAAAAAGATATATTTATTAAAATATGTTGTAATAACCTTATAGCAATGAAAATGATTGAAAAAAAAATTAGAAATAATGCTAATCATTATGGTTTATATAAAGATAAAAAGAAACTTAAAATTTATGAAGCTAATATTGAACCAATGCTGCGTTTTATTCATTTACAACAATTGAATACAACAGGATGGATATCAATTAAAAAAAATACAGTTTTAAGTAAATTAGAAGCTTTTAAATATGATAAAATTAAATCATGCTGCAATGTAGATGTTGATATTTGTGTATCATGGAAAAATGTATTACCAATTAAAAATAGTCAAATTGCACCTTTTAAAATTTTATCTTGGGATATAGAATGTTCTTCATCACACGGAGACTTCCCAGTTCCTATTAAAAATTACATGAAATTATCGCGTGATTTAATAGCATATTCTAATAAACTGAATCGTGAAAATGCAACTAATCGAATTGAATTAATTTTAACACAAATACATAATGCTTTTATTAATGGATATCATAATAAAAATTTAGATTGCGAAATTGGATATTTATATCCAAAAGTTAATAATGCAACCGATAAATTACTTACAATTAAAGATGAAAATAATGATAGCAATTATAAATCAAAACGACTAATTAAACTTTTAGAACAACATATTATTGATATTATTAATATGTTAGATGGTAAAGTAATTTATCCTCAATTATTATCTATTGAAAAACAAAAAGATATAGCTCTTTATAAAGCTATGCATAATAAAAATAATGATGATGATGATTTTGATCACGGAGTTCAAAATGATGAAAATAATATAAATAATGATAGCGATGATGAAGGCGAATATACTACTAAGCGTGATGAGCGTATTGACCAGCTAATTCATAAATTTGGTTTAATCTTTCCTAAATTAGAAGGAGACCCAATTATTCAAATTGGTATGGTTATTGAAAAATTTGGTGATTTAAATTATGATAAAATTATGTTAAATATGAAAGGTTGTGATGATATTGAAGATGTTAAAGTATATGCTTTTGATGATGAAGATATTAAAGAAAATGAACGCAAATTAATTAAAAAGTTTGTATCAATTATTAATAAAAATGATATTGATATTATAACTGGATTTAATATATTTGGTTTTGATTATCAATATTTATATGATAGAGCAAAAGAATTAAATTGCACTGATTATTTATCAAAATTAAGTAAATTTAATCATATTAAATCTACTTATCAAGTTAAAGAATTATCGTCATCGGCATTAGGTCATAATGAATTGAAATATATAGAAGCTAATGGAAGGGTATTAATTGATATTATGAAAATAGTTCAAAGAGACCATAAATTAGATTCATATAAACTTGATTTTATATCATCTACTTTTATGAATGGAAAAATCAAAAAAGTTCTTGAAGTAAAAGAGATTATGGTTAAAAATGAAGTTGAAATAACATTACAATTAGATAATATTTTAGGTATTAGTCATGATAATTATATTAAAATTACTGATATTAAATATTTTGTTAAATCTGTAAATAGTAATACATCTCAAATAGTTATAACATTGAAACCAAATGGTGAAACTATGGATGAAATATATAACTTATTTGAAGGTAAAAAATGGGGATTAGCGAAAGATGATGTAACTCCGAAAGACATTTTTGAATGTTATAAAGGAACAGATACACAACGTGCACATGTTGCTAAATACTGTATCCAAGATTGCTCACTATGTAATCATTTAATGAATAAACTAAAAATTATACCACAAAATTTCGGTATGGCTGCAGTTTGCAATGTTCCATTATCATATATTATTATGAGAGGACAAGGTATTAAAGTATTTTCATTAATTTCAAAGATTTGTCATTATGAAGGATATAGAATTCCTGTTATTAAAAAAATTGATGAAGAAGACAGCTATGAAGGCGCAATTGTATTAGTTCCTACACCCGGAATTTATACAGAACAACCAGTAGCTGTTAATGATTATGCTTCTCTATATCCAAGCTCAATGATTAGTGAGAATATTTCACACGATTCATTAGTTTTAGATGAAGAAAAATATGGAAACTTACCTGGTTATAATTATGTAGAAATTGAATATGATATCTATAAATTTGAAATAAAAGGTAAGCAAAAAAATAAAATTAAAACTGGCGAAACTAAAATTTGTAGATATGCACAATTTGTTGATAAAAATGGTAATCGAGATATTGGAATTATTCCAAAAACATTACAAAAATTATTAGCTGCGCGAAAGAATACAAGAAAACAAATTTTAGAGAAAACATTTACTATGAATAATGGTAATATAGTTAAAGGTATTATTGATAGTGAATCTGAAACAACAATTACTATTAAATTATTAGATGAAACTATATTAGATAATGGCCAACGATATAGCACAAAAATGGAATTAGCTAAATCTGATATTGAAAAACAAATTGATAGTTTTAATGAATTTGAAAGAGCAGTTTTAGATGGATTACAATTAGCATATAAAGTAACTGCAAACTCAGTATATGGTCAAGTAGGTGCTCGGACAAGTAATATTTATTTGAAAGAGTTAGCTGCTTCAACCACCGCAACTGGACGTAATTTATTATTAGAAGCTAAAAAATATGCTGAAGAGAAATATCAAGCACAAATTGTGTATGGTGATTCTGTTCCATTTGATGAACCAATTGTTATTAAATATCCAGATGAAAGAATTGATGTTAAAGCAATTAGTGATATAGTTGAAGAAGAAAAATGGAAAGAATTTACTCAATATAAAAATCCAGAGTTTGTAACAACTATAAGAAGTATGTTAGTATCAATTATATTAGATGGAGTTGCTGACAAATACCAATTTGATGAATTTACTGAAATTATTCCTAAATGGATAAGAAAAAAAACAATTGAAAATCGTTTTGCAACTAAAAATATTAATAATAAATGGACTTGGGAATTAAATAAAAATGAGACCCAAGAACAAAAATTAAATCATATTAATAAATTATGTGATATGTTTATTGAATCAACAAATAATAGAACTGATAAATTTCAAGCAAATCCTGATATACAAGTATGGACGGATAATGGTTGGCAAAAGGTTTTCAGATTGATTAAACATAAAACAAATAAAAAAATGTTTAGAATTTCAACTGATAATGGTATAGTTGATGTAACTGAAGACCATTCACTGTGTTCTAAGGATTTATTTCCGATTAAACCGAATGAATTAGAAATTGGTAAAACTGAATTATTACATCATCCTATTGATACAAGTTTATTTAAAGAATTTTCTCCTATAGTTCCAGCTTATCCAAGTGAATTTTATGGTAAATCTATAAGTGATAAACAAAAATTTGTAGATATTTCTGATGAATTATATACTTGTTCTCAATGTAATAAACAATATGATAGAAGTATGTATTATTGGGATAAAAATAAATATTCAAAAGGAGAAAAAAAAAGAACAGCACAATGTAAATTATGTGTAAAAAAACAAAAATGTGTTCAAAAAGAAAAAGAATTTAATGGACAATTAAATAAAACCCATTTAGATGTAGTTATGCCAGCTTATACTTTAACAAAAGACGAAGCTTGGGTATGGGGACTATTTATGGGAGATGGTTCAAATGATAGATATGAATATTGTTCTGGATTAAAATATAGTTGGGAAATTAATAATCAAGATTTACACCGATTAAATCATGCAAAAGAAATATTAGAAGCTATTGAAGCACATGGAATAGGATTTAAAATATTGGATACAATGGAATCATCATGTGTATATAAATTAGTTCCAACATGTTCATTGCGTTATATGGCTATAAAATATCGTATATTTATGTATGATAAGTTTAGACAAAAGAAAGTTCCACAAATAATTTTACAAGCTCCATATGAAATTAGAAAAGCATTCTTTGATGGTTATTATGAAGCTAATGGGAGAAAAGAATCTAACTATATAGGATATACAAGAGATGAAAATTGGAATAATTCTTATAAAAAAATTGATTTTGCAACAAAAGGTAAATCAACAGCACAAGGATTATATTTATTAGCATATTCTATTGGATTTAAAAATTTAAATGTAAATAGATTGAAAGATAAAGATAGAGTTTATAGAATATCTTCTTATAATATTGAAAATTCTTATAGTAATAAACATACTATAAAATATATAGAAGAAATTTCTATGACTAATGTTGATAGGGATTATGAAGATTATAATATTAAATTTCATGATGAATTTGTATATGATATAGAAACAACAACTGGTAGATTCAATGGAGGAGTTGGTTGTCTGGTTCATAATAATACTGATAGTAGCTTCAATAGTTATCCAAATGTTTTGTCATCTAATATGTCCGATCGTGAAAAACTTGAAGCGACAATAAAAGTTGCTCAAGAATTTGGTGAAAATTTTCGAGAAGATATACTAAAAACCTGTTTATATAGAAAATTAAATAGTTATATTCCTCCGGAAGGATATCCGGATACTCCTCATGATTTTGAGTATGAAAAGACTTTCTATCCATTTATTATATTTAGTAAAAAAAGATATGTAGGTAATTTGTATGGAACAAATGCTGATAAATACTACCAATCGTCGATGGGTGTTGTTTTAAAGCGAAGAGATAATGCTAAAATTGTCAAACATATTTATGGAGGAATAATTGATATAATTATGAAAGATAAAGATATTAATAAATCATTAAGTTTCTTAAATGAAGAATTGAAGAAATTAGTGCGTGGAGAATTTCCAATAGAATTATTAACAATTACAAAGGTTTTAAATGCAACATATGCAGCACCTGAAAGGATTCCTCAAAAAGCATTAGCTGATAGGATGAAAGCGCGAGACCCGGGTTCTGCTCCACAAATAAATGACCGAGTTCCATATGTCTTTATGAAATTAGAGAATGAATCAAAAGGAATAATTCAAGCACATAGAGTAGAGCATCCCAATTATGTAAATGAACATAATATACCATTAGATTATAAATATTATATTGAGAATCAGATTATGAAACCAGTTTTACAATTATATATATTAAATATAACACAATTACAAGGATTTCCATATGACCCATTATATTTTAATAGGTTATATGACAAAAAAATCAAAGAATATACTGGTTCTTCATATCGTGGTGATATACGAACAGATACTAAGATATTGGAATTAACAAATCAAGCAGTAGAAAGAGAAAAATTGAATATAGCATATGATATATTATTTCAACCAATTATTAATTTATATAATGAATTATATAATATAGAAGTTCCTATGAAAAAAACAAGAGCTAAGGTAAGTGCAAAAGAAAAAGCTAAACCAAAAGCTAAATCACGAGCAAAAATTAAGATTGAATTAGATGCTTTTGAATCATTTCCTAATCAACTTGAAAATAAACAAATAGATGATAATAAATCAAATCTTATATTAGATAATAAAGTATCGTCTAATGCTAAATCAAAATCAAAAGCTAAATCAAATGCTAAAATTAAGAAAACATTCGACGAAATTTTCCAAGAAGAGAAGAATAATACTATAAAAAAATAGATAATTAAGTATATAGATATAGTTATTGATAAAAATTATTATTTTTTTTATAATTTTATAGTATATTGAATTATAGTATGGTATATATAATTTTAAGACCAGAAGATATGAGAATTGTTAATAGAGGAAGTAAAGTTAAGAAAGCGACTACACCTAAAATCATGACACTATATAAATACATCATATCACGGTCTTTATTTTTAGAGCATTCACAATCTTCAATTGCATTAAGAAAATATAATACCCATATTAAACCGAAAATACCGATAAATGATGCGGATATTTGTATAATATAAATAAATAATGGAGTATATACATTAAAGTTAAAGAGTCTGATAACATTTATAAGCATATTATATAATATTACTAAACTGATTGCAAAGAAGAACCATTTAATATATTTAAAATAAGGATAATTTATAGCGCAATCACATTCATTTTTTTCCAAATGTTTTATATATCTATAGAAAACATAAGCAAATAGATATAGCTTAATTGCTTGGGCAATAAGAATAAACATTAATTCATATTTGCTCATATTATTAATATTATCTAAATAGCGTTTATGAATTGTTTCTAAAGTATTAGATGAATTTGAATATATATTAGTATTTTTAATTAATCCAGTGACCATTTTAAATTAATTTATAAAATATTACTAATTATTATATTATTATTAGAAAAAATAAAATTATTTTTTATTATAATGAAATAAAAAATATATTTAATTTTGTTCCAAAAATATAAAAAAAACAACAATAAAATTAGAATACTAAGCGAGATAGTCCTCCTGCAGAATAGCTAAAAATACTTACTATAAATTGTATAATAATAATGAAACCAATAAACCCATAAAATAATAATGAAATTACATAGAATAGGTTCATTACATCCTTGTTTTGATGTTCTGCACAATCGCAATTTTCAGCTGTTAATTCTTGTAAGTATAGATTTGCGATAATAATGGTTACAACTGATAATACAAAATTGAATCTTGCATAGTAATGATAATTGCAATCAACTAAGAAATCATAAAAAAATGGAGCTTTATAGTTGAATGTTATTTGAAGGAAATTATTAACAAATTCAGCACTGGTTAATGCCATAATATAAATAAAATATGCTCTAAGCCAGATATATTTCCAATCTTGTGTAGCACATGTGCAATTAATATCTGAAAGATGTATTAAGTATCTATAGAAGATGTAATAATATATATATATGATTGCTGCTAAAAGGATGGAGCTAATAATGAGTCTATGAATAAGATGACCTCTTTGTTTAGCGACTTCATCTGTCATATATTGAAATGATGATTTTGTTGTTCCTTTAACACCCCCTTTTACTTTATTGAATGATTTAGATACAGCTGCAGTTGTTTTGCTGACAAGAGATTTAGTTGATTTCGTTGGTTTTGCTTTGAAAGTTTTAGGTTTTGGTTTGAAAGATTTAGCTTTTTTAGGTATTGCTTTAGATATTTTTTTAGCTGCTGTTCCTTTTGATGTGTTAGGTTTAAATTTTTTTTTCGCTGAGCCACCTGTGATATCAATCATTATTGTTTATTATATAAATTTATTATTAATTTATTATTATTTTATTATTTTATTATTATATTACAAAAAATTTATTATTATTTTATTATTATATTACAAAAAATATATTATTATTTTATTATATTACAAAAAATTTATTATTTCACAAAGGTGTAAAAACTAATAATGCGGATTCGGATTTTCAGAATTTCTGAAAATCCGAATTTGTCATCCACCTTTAAAAAAATTTTTTTTGTGTGTGGTTGTTTTGAAGAAGATTCTGTTTTTTTTAGATGTGAATGCTATATCAAGTTTTATCCTGGTAAAATAAAAGGTCGGTGTCCCCAGAACCCCTGCTTGTGGAGGTAGTGGAACCTGACCAGCTCATGCAGTGAGAGCTTTTTGTATCTTTGACACCACTTTTCCTCGCATGCACCCTTCTTGCATGTGATTGTAGAGTTCATATTGCATACGAGAGGGTTCTGGGTCCCACAATCGGAATGGGGACAGAACATTGTATCCTGCCAACACCGAACCATATGCACCGGTTGTAGCATACCCTCCTCAGATAAGCGTGCCATGCATGCCTCTGGGCTTGGATGCCACGGGCACCTACCACAAACAAAACAAACACCGCACGAAACGCAATAGACGTACAGTGCGAAAATACGAGCCTCCGATGGATTTGCTTGCATCATGGTCTCTATATTAGTAGAAGTTTCGCCTAGAAGCTGGGAGATTTGTCCTAGAAGCTGGACAATTTCTTCAAGCTGATCACGTACTTCGACGGTTATGCCGAACGTCTTCGTATCCTTGGCGACAGTAGCTAGATGGCTATTCCATAATACACGAGTGGAATGACGCATGGCATTCAAAAGAGTAGTAGCTTTGCCGAAATGTTGCTTGACTTGCTCAAGCTGTTCTTCGGAGATTATCTCACTTGCCTTCGCTTTCTCGGCGACATTGTTAAGATGTTCTTCTCCTGATACATAAGCTTGAAGCATGGCCTCCAAAATTGCAGTAGCTTCGCCCAGATGCTGGGCGACTTTGTCCATAAATTTTATCTCAAATTCTTCCAGTTGTTCAACTTTTGGGTTAATGCCATTCGTCTTTGCATTTTGGACAAAATTGGCATAGACCCTCCACAAGCTGTTCAACATTGTAACATACATGTTGCTTGTGCCAAAATGGCAACGATAAATAATAGTAATTATTATAATAATTAAAAAAAAGCATTTTTTTTGTGTGGCTTTGAAAAAAAAAATAGTTAATTATATAATAAGACCAATTTATATGTATGTAGAAAAATACAAAATATGCATTATCATTAAAAAAAATAAAAAAAATATATTTAAGGCTGTCCCAAAATATAAAAAACAACAATAAAGTGTAATATATAGAACTTATGCGCGTAATCCTCTATAAAATATCCAGTAATTATTCATAAATATTTCTATTGTAATTTCGGATTTTCGGAATTTCTGAAAATCCGAATTTTATTTTATATAATATATAAAGAAATTATGATTAAATTTATAATAATTTTTTTATATCAATTAATTATTTATTTTTTTTTTATCCAATTATAATAAAAAAATATATAATTAATTTTAATTTAAATTATAATGGATACAGCACCAAAGTCTGCACCAAAGTCTGCACCAAAGTCTGCACCAAAGTCTGCACCAAAGTCTGCAAAGCCAGAATCAACATCTACGCCAAAACGCAAGACAGGACCAGGTCGTGGAGGACTTAAAGTTGAATTTTGGAGACAAGGAACTAAAGAAGCATTTGCAGCTCTTTCAAAAGACTCTAAATTTTTAGAAGCAAAGAAGAAATATAATACTGGCAACTTTATCCCAGTAAAAAAAGGTGAACCTGCAGACCATCCATCAAGTTTGCTTTACAAGAAAGCAAAAGAAATTCAAGCAGCAAAACTTAAGAAAGCAGGTATTAAATAAAAATTGTTAATAATAAAATAAATATAATAAGTTATTAACTTATAATTAATTTCTTTTTATATTATAATATATGACACATTATTATTATTTTATATATAGTTAAAAATAACAATTAATTATGAATAATACATCATTAGGTTATTCGTTTTATGACTTTGAAAATGTTGGATATATGAAACCACCCGCACCACCAATAAATGCTGGATTATTTTCTGGAGAACCATTTAAATCTAATTCTCATTGGTCTAATATAAATATTACTCCTGATGCAGATTATTATATTGAAAAAGGACTTGATCACGGAAAAAGAGTTCCAAATAGCCAATTTCAATATATTCATTATACTCGGTTAGGCAATAATTTAGCCCCACAACAAAATCTTAAACCAGTTGACCCTTCTAAATATACTATTAAATGTGGCGCTTATACAACCAGTCCTTGCTTATGCACTAATCATTGTTCTTGTGCTCAATGTATGACAGTAGTGCAGTGATTAATCGGTTAAAATTACTACACAACAAGTTTATTGCTGCTATTTCAATAAATCAATATAGCTATTTAAGACTAAAATATTGATATAATTTACATGTTGGTTGTAGTTACCGTTGCCATTTTGGCACAAGCAGTTATGTCGGACTACTTCTATCGGACGCAGTTGTAACGCTCACCGCTCACAATCAATTGCAAGAAGACAGAAAAAAAATTTTTTTTTAATGATAATGCATATTTTGTAGTCGCTGACGGCTATAAAAAAAGTATTAAAAAAATGCCAAAATTAATATATTATTTATATATCGTATATCATTATAAATTCTTTTACAATGATTCCGCCTTTAATTAGGGATAATATTTTTGGATATATATTACCTGAATTGCCTAATCATCCAAGTTTTACAAATTGGAAATATTGTTATGAAAAGCAACAATATTATACAATATTTAAAGGTAATAAATGGTATTATGATGTAATCAATAAATTATATATACGCTATGAAAGTAACAAAACACATGGACAATATATGAATATATCATCTAATGGGTTCTTTTATTATGAATATAATATTATGTTTTACTATAATAAAAAAGCATATAATGATGTATGTAATGCATCATATAAAGAATGGGCTATTACATATGTTCCAGTTAAAACATTAGAAAATTATTTTAAGATTACTAAATTAGATAAAAAAAATCATAAATTTGATAAAAAATTTGAGAGTTTATGTGATTGTTGTCATTGTAATGAACGTGTAGATAAATATAGCTATTATGATAATGATGATAATTATGATTCTTCGTGGTATAGATTTCAACATCATGATTGTTATGAAAATTTTAGAAATAATGTAAAACATGATAATTATATGTCTGAATCATATAAAAGGTCTCGTAAATATAATAAGAATTTTAATGATGATGATACAGAATATTCTAATGAATATTATAATGAAACTGAATCAGATAATGAACAACATTATTATAAAGTTATAATTGATGTTCCAATTATAAATAAATTTGATTCAAATATGTATACACAATATGAACATGATATTACGAAACCACAAAGAAAATTTATTAATGATGATGATATTGAAGAATTTTATGATTTATCATTATATATACAATGTAAATTATAATATTATTACATATTACTGGTTTAAGAGTTAGCAACGGCATTATCATATTAAACTATCAATATTATAAACTAATTATAAAAAAATACTAATTATTATACTTTGTGTTACACCTTTATTAGTTTTATAATCATTTACAATTAAATAAATAATTTATGTTTATATAGAAAAATAACAGTCGGCATTTAAAAATGGAAAAGGTGTAATAACCATTGCTATTCTGGCATAAGTAAATGATAGTCTTATACGATGACTTTATTATTGCTTTTTTTTTTATATTTTGCTTTTGTAAAATCATATTGCTATTTCAATATTATATTCATAAAATATTTATTTATTACTATAAATAATGAAACTTAGAAAATTATTATATGATAGTATTTGATAATAAATAAATATAGCTATTTAAGAGTAAAATATTGATATAATTTTTTTTAGGCTACACAAAAAAAAATGCTTATTTACATGTTAGTTGTATTTACCGTTGCCATTTTGGCACAAGCAAACCCCAAACTGGGAGATGTCCCATTATCCCCCATCGGATCTGGTCGGCAAGTTCAATGCGGCGTTTAACACCAATATTGATTGGAGTTTGGTGGATGATTCACTGCGTAGTGTGTTCGGCACTGACGACTATCAGGACTACGCCAAAGTTCTGATAGAACGAGCGTTGGAGGTTGCGAAGAAAGATAACGATTACCGTAATCGTTTCTTCCCCATTAGAGACAAAAGTGGCAGAGTGATAACGCACCTTTTGGGGTTCGCTCTGGGCATCGTGGAACAAGTGCCATTACGTCTGCTTGCCTTTGACTTTGAGCGCTCGCACATCGTGCTGGTGTTCCGCCATAACGAATCCAGCGAATCCAACTACGAATGGGTGGGTGTGGATGTATGGCAAACGGTATCCGACACAGATCATTTGCCGCGTTTTTGGTGGTCGTGCACAACAGCGGGACTGTTAGGTTTAGAAACTGCGTGCTCCGAAGAAGACACGAAGGGCTACGAGAAAACAATGCTCATGGCGGTGTTGTCGTTTGTCCGGGCAATCCAGGATGATATCCCTGATATTAGTCCCGAGGATGCTAAAAAAGTTGTCCGTGCGGGTGCTGGGTTATCAAAATCCGATGAGATTTTGAGTGGGTTTGAAGAGATGCGTCGTCGCTTATTTCCGAATAAGGAGTACTTCGACGCGAGGGCTTTCCATAAAGAGCTCCTGACCCCTGAAGCGCAGACTAAGTTCTCAGAAGTCGTTGAACTTCTGAGAGAAGCTGCAGCATTACTGAGTGAAGCACATCCGAAGCTGCACGATTTCTCCGAGCTGCTGAAAAAAACGGCAACTGTGTTGCATGACACGCTTACGTCAGAAGATAAGAACATTCTGACCGTTGCACTGTACTTGAACACCATACCGTGCAATCCGTGTCTGCGCTGTGGTCGTTGCCCTTGGCACTTTGATCCCACAGTGTGCTTCTACAATTGGTTGTTACCTTGTTGTCCCTGCCACACTAACACAGATGGCAGCCAATGCTGCGGATACTGTAATTCGATCCTCCCTTCTAATTGGGAAGAGAATTACAGTAAACTCTCTCCAGAGGAGTGGCACTTGTTCCACACCAAGTACACGGAGGGTTTTTAAGTAAATCCAACCTCGCACACAGACATATCGACCACCATCTATCGACCAGAAAAAAAACAAAAAAAATTTTTTTCACCTTTATATATATCAACTATATAGTTTATTATTCGGAGCAAAGAGTTTTTTTAGTTAGAATAAGGGACCAAACAAAATTTAATATTACCCAATAGATGATTATATTCAATAATAAGTGGGAAATCATTTTGTAAATGAAGTTGAATTGTCCGCGATAAACTTGAACATTTGGTAAATAATGTTAAAAATTTAAGATTAAAATTACCTTGAATAATCTCATCTTCATTTTGAGCATCTATTATATTATTTTCATTAACATTTTCTAGTTCTTTATCTTTCATATTATCAGATTTTTTTTTATCTTCATTATCTTCATTATCTTCATTATCTTCATTATCTTCATTATCTTCATTAAACTTCTTTATAATTTGACGCTCACAGAAATCTCCTTTGCAAGATAATATAAGTTGATTTTTAAATACTTTAATTTCGATTTTATCTGAAAAATTACTCATATCCCGACATACTTTTTGTAAATAAAGTGTATCAATATTAATATTAATGGCATAATCAGGTGAATTTTTTTCAAATGCATCATTATCTAAATCTAATAAATGTAAATAAGAGATAGTTGTTGTTTTATTTTGTTTATTTTCAAATTGAATACATATTTTACTGGGGTCTTCTTCTGTAATAAAAATCCTAAGTATATCATTATAATCTACAGTTTTAATAATTTTATATAAATTAAGTATATTTAAACCAATTAATAAATCTTCAGGACATTCATAAATATTAAATTTATCAGCATCTAATATTGAATGAACTAATACTACTTTGGAGGAATTCGGTGCAAAAATTTCTAAACCATTTGGAGTGCATAAAATTGGAACATCACTTAATATATCTTTTAGTGATTCAATAATCGTTTTTAATATTGGAGCTTGAATAGTATATATATTCAGCTTATATTTGGTTGTATCTTCTTTTTTATTTTGTTCAGTCATTATAAATATAAATATATATTATTTTAATTATATAATAATAAAAAGTTTTTATATATAAATTGAAAATGATAATAAAATAATAAAAAAATAATTATAATTATATATTTTATATAATTAATAGTTTCAAATAAGATTCAAATTAATAACTTAATAACAATATAATTATACTAATAACAATTACATATGGAAAATAAATCCAACAATACGGCACTAAATAAAATAGCTGCTATTTTAGAAGATACATTTGATAACTATCGAATTACTGTATCATCTTTATCATTAGAATCATTATTAATATTATTTACTATTATTATATTATTTATATATTTATATAACAAAATATATAATAATTTTAACCCTCGTTCTATTAGATTAACATCAAAATTATATAATAGTGATGAAGATAATTATGATAAATTAATTATTAGTGAATTATCATATAATTTACAAAAATTTTTTGATAATATTAATAATTTAGATCAAAATAATGATATAACAAAACCATTATATAATGATATTATGTATATATATGAGTCTTTAATATATAATATAGATTTAGCAGGTGAGAATGATTTAGAAATTAAAAAAGATGAACCAGTTTCATTTATATCTGGTAATATAAGAACAGAAGATGACAAAAAAAAATTAAAAAATAAATTAAATAGTTATATTAATGGTGAAACAACATTAGAAACTACAAATATTAAAGATGTCAATTTAAGAGATATTCAAGTAATTAAAGATATAATAACTAAAGATTTTCTATTTATAAGTCAATTATCTCCTGTTAAAAAAATAGATGATGATGATCCTATATTTGATGAGGATAGAAATGTATTATATGCGACAACAATAACTAAAAAATTATATAATTCATATATAAAACCGGAAGTAGATAATAATGAAATAATTTTAAATAATACAGTATTTTTAAAAAAATTTATTAATAAAGATGATATATCAGAAAGTAATGATGATAATATTAAAATTAAACTATTACAAATAAAGATGGATGAATTATTAAAAAAATTAACTGATACATTAAAAGATTATACAATGATTAATACAATTGATACATTTAAATCAGATATTAATATTGATGATGAAAATATTAAAATATATAAAAATAAACATTTATCAGCAAATAATAAAACTGAAGTTAAAGAAAATATAATTAATTATATTAAAATTATATTTGATATAATATTAAATTTACAAATCTATTTATTGCGATTAAATGATAAATATACATTAACATCATTATTAGCATTTTATAAACTGGATTTATTAACAAATGAAGAAATTAATAATGATACTATTCATATAATAAAAAAACAATTTAAATATGCGTCATATTCATATGAGAATAATTATAAAAGATTAGTAAAAAAATTAATAAGTGATGATATTAATGGTATAATAGATAAAAAAAATATTACATTACAACAAGAAAATGATAAACAATATAATACAAATATCTTAGATTTAATTAAAGATTTTGTAGTAATTAGTTATTTATTTATTAATTTAATATGTATAACAGATACAACAACTACTTCTAAAGATGTAATTAATAATATAGAAAAAATAAGTAAAAATATCTTAAATGAAAATATTATTACTTCTATTGGTAGTGTGGTGTCAGATGATATATCATTTTCTATTAATTTAACTGACATAATTCAAAATCAAGATTTAATAATAAATGTTGATAATTATAGTAATAATATATTAAGAAGATTAGTTAAATTTGGTAATATCAATAATAAATTAATAAAATATAATTATTTTTTAATCAAAGATAGAAACGATATAGAATATGTAAGTACTAATAATAAGACATTTTTATATAATCAAAGTAAATATATAATAAGTAATTTATCATATTTTTTAGAAAATAAGATAGAAGCAAATATAAAAGATTTTATGTCACAGACGATAGACGAATATATAAAAGAAAATCAAGATAACAATGTTTTTAATGCGTATGCGAATAAACATAATAACACAATCAAACCAAAAATTATTAAAAATAAACAGAATTTACAAGCATTAACAAAGATATATAGTTCATTATTATATTTTAATTTATTACGAAGATTTTATAATAATAATATATTAGAATATAGTTCATTATATAATATGAGTTCAAATAGTAATAAATTAAAAGATATATCATGGAAAAAAGATTTATTTAATAATATATGGTTAAATAGTGCTTATAAATATTTATGGGGTAGATTTATATATTTAAGAGGATATATTAATGAATTTAAACCTTCAGAAGTATTTAAAGATACATCTGAACCAATAGAGAAACCGGTTAAACCGGTTGAAAGAGATAATGTTCCTATATTAGAATATGCAGAATATATAATTGAATATCAAACTGCATTAAAAAAATATGAGGAAGATATGAAAGAATATGATAAAGCAATGCAAAATATAAATTTGCCTGAAGCTGGAAATACATTATATGATGAGGATATATATTTTAATGCAGTAATTGAAAAATGGTTAAATGATACAATGTATGGATTATTTGATGAACCAGGAAAAACAAGGAAAAAACCAAGAAAGATACGTATATCAGTTCCATGGCCATTTGGTTCACTTGGTGATTTTTTAAGTAAGATTGTAAATTTTGGTAATATGGTTATTTGGTTAGTGCAAGTCTTTATTGATTTAATGAGTGATTTTAATAAATTAGTTCAATTTATAATCAAAGTATTAATCTTTATGATATTATATTTTATATCAGTATTACATAGCATGCCAATAATAGGACAATTACCAGTATGGTATTTTATAGCAATAAGAGAAATATTAATTTTAGTTATTTATTTTTTTATAACATTTTGGTTATGTATATTTTATTGTATTGTTGCACTTATAAGTTGGTTAGTATTATCAATTAATAATGGTGCATATTATAATTTTATATATTCTGGTTTATTAGCGAATGAATTTAATCCTCGTTCATTTTATAGGAATGTGGATTATTTTAAGAATTTTTATGAAGATTTTAATTCTGCGGAAGAATATTTAGCTAATACAATATATGAATCTGATTTAATGAATAATGATAATATAAGTATATCAGGATTATTATATAAGGGTATTAATTATGATACATTTGGGGATTCTGCTCCATATTGGGAATTACAAGCACATGTATTTTGTAGAAAGCGTGAAACATATTTACCAAGTTTTAATCCAGATATATTAATAATAAGAAATTATATGAAATTAATGTATAAGGAAATGCTAGATATGGATGGTAGTATATTTAAATCGGATAATATGATTGATTATGAATATAAAGCATTAGCAAATGACGGAATCTATAATTTTAAAGATAATTTTAGTGATACGACAGAAATAATAAATGAAAGTTATTATAATAATACACTATATGAAAAAAGAGAACGTATAAAGGAGATACAAAAAGATAAAATTGATTATATTAACAAATGGGTAAAATTTAAGAATGATAATAATTTTTATCGTTCAATATATGATATAGATATAAATAATTTGGTGAATAGTATGTATTTATATAGTGATATATCGTATCCTAAATTATTAAATATAGATAAAACTAAATTGGATGATAAAAACAAATTAGTGGAAAATATGCGTGATGTATATAGTAATATGTTTTGGTTATATACAAATAGTATAGATAATGATATTATAAATAATCAAGTGAGATTATATTATAATAAATTAATATATAAACCAGAAAGTATATTTGATTATAGTTCTTTGTCGGATCATATATCAAAAATATTAAAAGATGAGATAAATACAGATAATAAGTTATATAATAATTATAGAAATAATGATTTCTTAAGGAATATAGTTACAAAGATTACTTATATATTTATATTATTAGGTATAAATAAAATTGTATATGATATAATATAGATATAATATAGATATGATATAATAAAAAAAATATATAAAAAAATATATATTAAGTAATAATAATGATTAAACAATAAATAAGTAAAAAAAAATAATGGAAGATATCAAATCATTTAAATTGAATGATTTTTTATATGAGTATAAGCCATATTTTTATAAATATTTCTTTTTAATATTGGTAATTATAGGTTATATATGGTATAGTTCATCCATGTATAGTAATGATAGAATAATTGAACATTTATTATTAATTGGTATAATAATTGTATTAATTAAATATAATGGTTTAATGATAGACCCAATGGAGCGAACTTATCATAATTTGAAGAATCGTGAAAAGTTTATAGAGCGTTTAAAGAAGTTATATGATGAGTTTGCGCCATTAATCCGGGATGATAAATTTTTTTATATTAATAAGGATAATATATTAAATAATAGGGAATGGACGTTATTTTTTATATTAGAATTTGATAATATAATAGATATATTTCAAAATATAGAATATATAAGATTTTATAATAATTATTTATATATGAAAATAGTGCATTTTACTGAATTATTTTTATATTATTATTATTATGCAATCTCAGAAAAGCCCAAAGAAGAATGTAAAGATATATATAGAAGTTTAAAATTACTAAGAGATAATATTGAAAGTGTGATTGAAGAATTAGAAGTTGATTTACCGACAGAAGATAAAAATAATGAAGATATAGATGTATCATTATTTAAAGCGAAACGCCAATTAATGTATTTATATGATAGTAAATTATTTTTATTATCGAAATATTGTGATGATTTACGTGAATATGATATGTCTCAAAATGTGGAAATGCCTTACAATGCATAAAATGGATTTTACAATTTGTGAATTTCAAATGCAATTTCGGATTTTCTGAATTTCTGAAAATCCGAATTCCCTTTAATCCTATTTTCTGCTAAGAATATGTAGAGTATATAGCGCATATTACTTAGAGATAAAAGAAGAATTAAATATGTAATACTATATATAATACTATATATAATACAATATATAATAGTAAATTT